TCGTTTACTCAATGGGTGTTAAAGAACGCTACTGAACTATCAGGAGATGTAAACGGCGCAAAGTTAGGTGCTATTTTCGATGATAGAAAAACAAAGATCATGATGAATCAGTTGTTTGATAAGAGCCACAAAGCTAGGTTTGAGCGTGTAGTTAGGACAGCTAAACTGTTAGACACAGCAAGAAAAGCAGGGACGCTGACTGATATAGGTACTGATAAACTAGGACTTATAGGGTCAACGCTTGCTCGACTTACTGGCGCTAAAGTAGGTAGGCAGGTTAGTAACACTATACAAGGCCCTGCTATCCTTGCTCAGAAGTTTCAAGAGTTATTGCAGGCAGGTATTGCAAATCCCGCAGAAAAGCTACTAATAGACGCTATAGACAACGAAGAGTTGTTTACGTCACTAATGGCAGTAAAGCTAGGAGGCAAGAATAATAATAGGGTTTTAGTAAGAGCTGAAAGAGCTATTAATGCTTGGATGGGTGTTACTTTAAAGAACCTTGGCACAGAAGAAGAAGAGCAACAACAGCAGTTGCCTCAATAGGGACTTCAGCGGCGGCGGAGACATCAAAAGAATAACATGGATTTATTAACTTGTAAACATAAAAGAGGTTACTATGAAGAACTATTCTTACTCAAATAAAAGCAAACCTACTACACCTAACAGGACGGCGACACCTAAGAAGAAGAAGAAAAAGAAGTAACCTAATCCTTAGTGCTACCTTTGGATCGTGCGTTTGTTATAGCCACAAAAAAGCCCTATAGAGATTGGGATGCTCTATAGGGCTTTTCCTTACTTAGTTATATGCCACAGACACCAGAGGCACACACAGTCTCGCTGTTCTCCTCAAACACCACACCCTTGTGCTTCATAGCCTCTTTGTAGCTACACATCGTTAGCGGCTGACCACCACGAGAGCCATCAGGGTAGCAGGTAAAGCCTCGCAGACGTGGTGCATACTTAGCCAGTATTGTAGCAAACTCCATCACACGGTCTTCGTTGTTGCCTTCACTGCCCCACGGCGGTAGGTTGATAGTAGACGAGATAGACATATCAACATAGTCTTGTACGTCAGCTTGGAACTTCAGCCTACGCTCAAAGTCATTAACCATAGACGAGGACGTCTGTATGCTGTCAGGGTCTAAGCCGTGTGTCCTAATCAAGTCCTCTGCTGTAGCGTCTACAACGTACTCATACTTCCACTTGTCACCACCAACTAAGTAGCGGCGCTTGTAAGCAACAGCGTACAGAGGCTCTATGCCTGTTGTAGTGCCTGCGAGTATGCCTATAGTACCTGTAGGAGCGATTGCACGGTATGCAACAGGGCGACTGATGCCACGGGTGTCACAAAGAAGATTAGCAGCTCTTTCCGATTCATCTCTAAATACCTCTAGCCACCTGTGCAGCTCTTCTGTTACTTCGTAGTCACTGCCACGCTTCAGCAGAAACTCGTGCATACCCATTAAGCCCAAGCCAAGTCGTCTGTTCTTCTGTCTAACAGCATACACTTTCTTAGTTGGAAGGTCTGCTGTGAGCGTGCCTGCGACAAGGAACATCGAGGCGACTCGAACGATTGCTCTGAACTCCTCGATATCATCAATTGCGCCAATATTAATACTTCCAAGATTACACACATCTGAATCATCCTCACTAGTGACTTCGGTACAAGCGTTCCTGAGTGTTTCATTCTCTTTGTCTCCGAAGTTAAAGGAAAATCCTGGCTCTCCTGTCATTAGTGCTTGACGGCAATTCTGTACAAACGTCTCAGGCAAGAAGCCGTTGTTGACAGCATCTAAGAACTTGTCATCATAGTTAAGGCTGATGTTGGTCATGTCTAACGGTGCAGGGAAGTTAAAGTTGTTCTGCTTAGCATCAAACACTGTAACGCCTTCAGCGATGGGTAGTGCGTGCCAATCTTTAGCAGACAAGAACTTCTGTGCGTCGCCGTGTTGCCAGTTCAGTGAGGCATAGATAGCACTACGTCTACTGCCGCCCTGCATCACGTTTCTGCCTATTTCGTTTATAGAGTTCATTAGTGGCAGTGGGCCTGACGCTTCCCCGCCTGTCCTGCCCAGTGGTGACCCGCTCGGACGAAAGACGCTGTAGTCTATGCCAATGCCGCCGCCGCTCATCAGACAGTCGCTTGCTCGTTGTGTTAGCTTTCCCCATTCTTCTCTAGTGTCCTCTTCACCTTTTAACAGATAGCAGTTGTTGTAGAAGCTAGCCTGTCTACCTGCATAGTAAATGTAACGACCACCTGCCATGAACTTAAACTGCTTCATAGCATTGCCTAGATACTCTGAGTCTTCAGTGCTTAGTATGCCTGTACAGACATCGTGCATAAGGTCATCTACTTTCTCAGCCCACGTCTGTGTCTCGTTCAAGGCGTACTTGTTGCGGAAGATTGACTCACCAAAACTGTTTCTAAAATCGCTCATGCTGCTTGTCCTCTATCTGAGTCTTTAATAAATACACCTGCGCCGTTGAGATAGCCTTTACGATCTTTGATGTCTTCGTAAGCGACTTCTAAACATTCTTCTAATGTTAGCTCGTTCATTATTGCTAAGTTGTTCAACACCACCAAGCAGTCGCCAATATCGTCTGCTATATCTCTATGCTTTGCTACGTTGTCAGCAAGTTCCCCTACCTCACTAACTAGCTTTAGAGTCTGTGTTGCTACAATACCGTTCCTAAAGATTCCACGTTCGCTGCTCCACTTGGTACACAGCTGTAGTAATTCGTCCATTCTAGACATTGCTTATCTCCTGCGTCAATCTATCTAAGTACCAACGTGCTTTGCGTAAGTCTTCTACACCGTTCTTGTCTTGCCAACGATGCGTATACTTGATTACGTTGCCGTTAAGATAGCCTAAGAAGGCTTCTTTACTGAGTCTCTCTTTAATGTACTCAATACACTCAATACCGCTGCCCTTGTAGTGGCTAGGGTTGATAGCATCTTTTATAGGTTCTGCTGCTCTCTGCTCAGCGTTAATTTGCTCACTGACACGTCTAGCGTGCGCTCTACGTTTCTTACTTATTGCGTCCCACTCTTCAGCAGGTGAATGGTCAAGAAAACTCATCGTCATTTTCTCCTAAGTCTTCGATTATTTGATCTAGTTTGTCCTCTACCTTATCCTCGAAGCGTTCTACAAGCTCCGTAGAGTTAATCTCTAACGTCTCAAGTACAGTTATCTCATCTAAGAGAGACAGCTGCTCTTTTATCTCTGTGAATGTTTTACTCATTCGTAGACTCTCCGTACTTCTTTCTAAGGTAGGACATACTAATTGGCAGCTCGTCAAAGCTGCCGTTGTTTACTTCGTTGAATATCCAAAGCCCACGCCAAGACTGATTAGTCTGCGGTGTGAGATAGCTTTGGTCTTCTTGGTAGAAGATGCCTGCGAACAGACCAGTGACTGACACACCGTCAGCTCTACGTGCGTAGGCGATGTCTCTGTCTTGTACGTGACCCATGACACAGCTAACCATCTTCTTAGTCAGCATTAGCTTAGCAGACGATACAGGACGACCCATAACGCCAGAGGTGAAGTAGTGTGAGTAGGCTATGCCGTTAATCATCTTAACTTCTAAGAACGGTACAACTTCCCAACCCATCTTCTCTAGACCAAGGTCAGCAAACGACATTAAACCCTCAAGCTCAGGACTATCATCTACTGCTCTAGTGATCCTGTTCTCGTGGTTGCCAAGTAAGAACACTAGCTTAGGTTTCCACACCTTGTGCTTGTTAGCGCGTTGCCGTGCTTGTTCTTCCTTGATAGGAGCTAGGAAAGCCTGCATAGCAACCTTGCCTGACTTTACGTCTGCTTGGTAACGTCTGCCTTCAAAAGACTTCTTACCTTTGTCATAGCTAGACAGACTAGGAAAGTCCCAGTGGTCACCTAAATGGATGATAACTTCAGGCTTCATAGCGACTGCATACTTACCTGCCCACGTCAGATGCTCTACGTTAGAGTCTGGTTTAACCTGCGTGTCTGGTATGACAAAATGTCTCATGTCTTCTTCCTCGCTGCACGTTCTGCGTTAGTTTTCTTCTGGTGACACTCTACGCACAAAACCTGCATACCGTCTGCTTCACAGAACAACCTCTCTGAGAAGCCTGCAATGTCTTTATAGCTGCTTAGTTTGCCTGCCGGAATGATGTGGTCTACCTGTATCTCTTTGTTGGTATGCCACTCTGAACACTCAGCACATTGATACTCGTACTTGTGCCTGCAACCTTCTACTGTACGCTCTGCGTCCTTCTTAACTTGAAACTTAACAGGATAACGACTGTAAGCCTGTCTAAGCGCTGATCGTATGAACTGCCAATAACGTGCTTCTGTCCAAGTCTTTCCGGCTCTAGTGCGCGGTACTAGTTGCTTCGCCATAAAAGCGTACTCCTGTAGGACGTTCTCGTGGAGGCATCCACATCTGCCCTGCTGTGCGTCTTAGCCACAGTAGACGTGCATTCTCCAACGCCCTGTCATAGCCTAATTGGTCTTCGCAAATGTCCCACATATCAGTTTCTTTGCGGCAGTTGCCAATCAGTTCGTGTGCGCCACCTGCGCCTATACCGTCAACACCAATGATGTTGTCAATAGCGTCGCCTGTGAGTATCTGTTTGTAAAAGCTCTTCAAGCCTATCTCTGAGCTTACGAAGTACTCTTCCTTCTTCACAAAGTTATAGTGCATACCTGCCACTTGATCGAAGTCTTTATCAATGCTTACCATGATAGGATCATCATTCAAATGAGCAGAGGAAGCAGCAGTAGCTATAGCATCGTCAGCCTCTTCACCTTCGACCATTACCGCATCCCAATATCCAATAGCATAC